AGGAACTCCTGTTCCAGTAACATCCATACCTGCTGTAACAGTTCCTGCTATGTTATCTAATATGTGTGTCGTATCAAGAACATCAGGAGCAGCAAAACTTAGTGATACATCATTGGCTAAAGACTGAGCAGTAGAAAGAACAATATTGTTTTGATCTGTTACTGTTGCTACTGTTACAGTTCCTGCTATGCCTGATCCTGTAACAACCATCCCCACAACAATAGTGCCAATGTTGCCATCTAGAACAACTGCAGTAGTAGATGATGTAGCTCCATTTACAACAGCAGTCGCACTATTGTTTGTCTGAGCCGTAGCTTGTGTTACTCTAAGTGTATCTCCTGCTACTGGTGTTTGACGTATGTTAGCAATATTTAGTGATGTACCAGTTTGACTTGCACCTCTTACAACGGGAGCGCCATACGGAGGTATAATATCAGTGTCGTACTTCTTGTAACCCTCTATCCTACGATAGCCACCCTCAATGGATGGCTCATAGTTCCTAAGTACACGTGCAGACCCTGGCATGTTAATACCTTGCTGCAAGGGACTCATATTAGTAATAAGACCCCCACGAAACTCGATAGGAAAGGTTTCACGTTTTGTAGGCATATATTAAAGCGCCCTTACAGAAGTAGTAACAGGATGTCTAACGGTTGATCTTATATAGTCATAACGGTTTATGTACAAACTTCTCATTTGTTTTATTTCTTGCTCAAAGCGACTCTGCATCATATTAGACTCTTGAGATTCACCTCTGAACATATAAGCAAAGTACATAGCACCATTTACAATTACATATCTGAACTGCTCTGGTATACTAGGCACGTCTGTATCATTTATTAGATCAACAGGAAGTCTATAGTATTCATAAACTAACTCGTATGATTTGTCTGGTGGATTTATGATACCAAACTCTTGACCTGGTGTTCTAAATACACGACTAGGTAAACCTCTTACACTTGTTGATGTAGCATACTCTAAGTCAACAAACCTGTCTAGGTATTCGTTATAATCAAGTTCTGTTAGTTTTACTGTTGGGTTATTAAGTGTATCGTTTTGTTTTATTCTAAATGTTTTAAAGTTTATAGTTTTTGCATCTGCAGGGTAGGCATATCTAGTAATACCTGCTGTTAATGTTTCTGTTTCTTCAATGTGATTGTAAGGCCATTCAAACTCGTGCTGATTAATGTATCGTATAGCTGCGTTTACGGAGTCCTTAACCATAGAGTACTCACCTTTTGCAGTGAGGAAGTTTGCACCTGTGCCTGTGCCACCTACAAGTTCTACTTCATTAAGTCTACGATTTACATCATTTACTAGACCAATGTAATCATAAGCCATATTAGCGTTCCTTCAATCGTAATCTAATACTTCTTTCAGCAGTGCTTCCTGTAGTGTCTGTCATTTGACAGGAGAAAGTATACTCTACATTATTCTGTCCACCACCTATATTTATAGTAGCGACAGTGTTAGTATTTGTTTGAGCTACGTTTTGTATGCTGTCTGTTGTTGCACCACTAGATGCTGTTGTTAAGTTCTGTCCTGCTGTTATTTCTGTTTTAGTGCTGTATAAAGTAGATTTGACAAACCACTTAACGCTACTAATTGTTGCAGTATCTAGAAACCTTGACCAGTCTACACTGTAGTCTAGTGTTTCATCTGGATCTTTTATAGGCCAACGAAAACTCATTTATTAATCCTCATTTGCGTAGACTACCCTATCTGCTGCTGTGGGTTTCTTTTCTACGTATACTATTCTTATCTGTTCAGAAACTCTTACTGTTCTTTCGGCTGATGTACTCATTACGCTGCTCTTGGTATGCTAACTGCACGTCTTTTACTGTAAAGATGTGCTACTGCTTCATAATCAAACTGAACTGCTGTTATGCTTGGGTCACCTATTATACTTGTTATAGCAACTGAAGTCAAACCTGCGCCTGTGCTAGTTAATACTCCGTTTACAGCACCTGTAGCAGAAACACTACCAAGTTCTTCTGTAGGTTTCTCTTCTAGCTCATTTACTTCGCCTGTAGCAGATACACCTGTTAGTGTTAGAGATGATGCTGCGTGTAGTACAAGTGTACCTAGTGAGCCTGTGGCTGAAACACTCAGTAAAGCTTCACTTGTCTTAGCTTCTACTGTTCCTATTGCACCAGTTGCGGATACGCTACCCAGGCTTTCGGATATGTCAATCTCAAAGCCACCAGCAGATACTGCTTCTATAGAACCTGTTAGTGCGTTTTGTGTTACAGGAACACGATTTACACTCTTTACAGTTAGACCTGCAGCGTTTACTGTAAATGTACCTACAACGCCAGTAATGTTTGGTGCTAGATTAACTTGTACTGAGCCGACAGCACCAGTTGCAGAGACACTTAGTAGAGCTTCACTTGTCTTAGCTTCTACTGTTCCTAATGCACTTGTTCCAGCTACGCCTGTTAGTGTTCTTGATACATTTATTACACCATAACTAGATGCACCATATACACCAACACCGAACTTAGCTGTAGCTGCAACGACTGCCATAACTTACCTCTTAGGCAATACGTATTACTGCGTTAGATGCATCTGCTGCTGGAAACTCAATAGTTAAATCACCTGCTGTAGCACTGACTGTACCACCAAAGTCAATCACACAAATAGCTTTGTTAGAAGCTGAAGAGTTGTAAATGATACAACCTGCTGATGATACTGTTACGTTAGAAAATACTTCATCTGTAAAGTCTACATGTGCAGTTGTACCAGATACTGCAATAGTAGCACCGTCTAGGTTTTGCCCACCTGCAGAATAGTTTGTTCCAGATGCTTCATCAGAGTTACCTGTAACATCTGAATAATTAGTTGTTGCTACGCCATATGTACCAGACATACTGCTTTTAATTAATGCAAGTTTTAACGTGTGCGTGTCCAGATCGTGAGTACCACCAAGAAGCTCCGATTTAAAACTTGTACACATTGCTGTTGTTATAGCCATGTCAATATCCTCAAAGATTTAAATGCACGAAGAGGCCAGCATTAAGCCAGCCTCTAAGTTTAACTTGATTAAGCAGCGTTGTAACGTGCTGTCACCAATGCTTGTGGGCGTAGAATCTTACGTCCGTAAAGGTGCATACCACGTACAATGTCTGCAAATGAGTCAGGATCTCTGTAGTTCTCAACTTTGTTGATCTGCTCTGCAGATGCTACAGCTTCTTCTTGACCTGCTAGGATGATACCGAAGTTGTCATCTTGTGCAGTTACGCCAGAAGTTCCTGCTCCAGTACCGTCTGAAGGTAGGTTGTTTGAAACATACAGCTTCATGCCGTGGATGTTATCCGCAACCAAGCCGTTCATTAGCTGACCGTTTCCACCAAAGTCTGAGTTGAAAAGACGTGAATCTTCATCTTTCAACATCTCAACAAAGATTGGGTCAACAACCAAGTAACGTCCACGTGAGTCAACGTTTCCTGTGTCCAACTGACGAGCCATTCTTGCAATAACTTGCAATGGTGAAGCTGTTGTAGTTGCTTTTGCAGTAGCGCCTGGTAGTCTAGGTGCTACTGGGATAGAGTCACCAGTAGTAGATGATGAAGCTGAAGTTGTGATGTTAGTCATGTCAGACATGTCCAACTGGTTCACTTTCAAGAACTCACCGTTGATCTCACCTGCTGTTGGGTGCTGTGCAGTACCAGAAACAGCAGTTGAGTATTGACCACTCGCTGCAGTACCTGTCATGTACAGTAAAACGTCAGCATCAATAGAGTCAGCCATTTTGTATGCTGCTCTGTCTGCAGCTAGGCTAACGAAGTCGATGTGTGAGAACTGCTCTTCAATGTCATCCATTTTGAAAGCAAAGTAGTTAGCTTTGTCGATGGTTAACGAGAAGTCAGTGTCGGCTAACTTTTGAACAGTTATACCTGTGTGACGCTCTAAAGCGTTTACAGTTACATCTGGTTCTTTCTGGATGCGTACAACATCCCCTTGGTTTGCAATGTCACCAAAGTATGAGTTGTTGGTAATTGCGCTGACAACAGAAGCTTTTCTTAAAGCAATCTGTGCCTGTTTTGAGTACATAATAGGGCTAAAGTTATTTGCAAAGCCCCCACTCGCTGATGTAATAGCCATAGTTAAATCTCCTTATAGATATGGCGTGGGTTTAGTACACTACATATCCACCATGAAGAGGCTCTTTGTTTTAGGGTAGTCAGCTATGCTTTGAGAATGCGCTTTCTCTTTGCTCTGGGCCTATACTTAGAGGTAGTTCTTTTGTGTGGCTAGTGCTTGATTAAGCATACACACTTTAATTGTTGTGTATATGCTATAGTTTTATCTATGATAAACA